AACTAGCATTACTATTCATAGCTACGCAGCTCTTACCTTCTAAAGAACTACCTTGATAATCTTGATACAGTTGCAAATTTAAAGATGCCTGAAATGGCTGTATACCAATACTTGATACAGGTAAATTTTCTTTTAATATACGTTTTTCGTTTGACCCAATAATTGTACCAGCTGTTTGGTCTTTAGAAGCACTCTTAAAATAATAACCTTCTATTTTTTCCCACTCAGTTAGTGGCCAATAAATTTTCGGATTTTCATTTGACATTGTTTCGAATAAAGCACCCACAGGAAACGGACAGTGTGATTCTAACATTATCTTATCCCAACCGCTCCATTTTTGGTCTATATATGTATTTATCCACATAACATTGTCAGTATGGTTCTTAAATATAAAATTTTTATAATCAGAATTTTCTTGTATACTCGTTACCAATAAATTGAAGCTGTTTGATGCTCCTATTGGCAAACCTACAAATTTATTGGTTACAATTCTACTTGTATACCAACCATCTTCTAAAGTAGAATCAAGTATATTTGTTATTGTCGTAGTATTCCCTATTTCCTTATACCTAATTCTCCACGAATCAGATATATTCAATTTTTTTAATATTTCTTCGTTTAAATCATCAGCTTTTCCTGGATATGTGCCTTTATCAAGTTTATTGTTATTGGTTACCTTTGCAAAATCATCTACTTTTTGCCAGTTCTCAGCTTGTTCTGTTTGCTCATTATAATAATCATTTTGTTCTGGTTTCCTTAAATTTAAAACCTCTGTAAAAGTTGGCATTTTCTAACCTCCTATTATTCCTCTTTCTCTTAGTTCTTTATGTGTATAATTTCTTAATTCTTTATGTCTATAAGGTCTTAGTTCTCCATGTGTTCTATATCTATATTTTATTTCATAGGTTAAATGTGCTGGTTTATTTAATTCAATCATTTCTTTAAAATTATCCAAATTAGGTGGAATACCTATTGCTGAAGTAAATGTTATTATAAAATGGTAATCGTTGAAATTTTCTGTAATATCTATTTCCCTATTTGTAAATATTTTCGCTTGTTCTTTTAGAAAGCTTGGTGTAAATATTCCTTTAGCCTGAATAGTATAAATTACTCTTTCTATTCTATCTTGAAGAGTATAATTTTCCATCGGTTTCAATTTCATGAATTTTTCCCATCTACTTATTGTTTCTTCAGTTGAATCAACTATAAAGGCATATGTATTATATTTACCTATATCACTTTTACCAATATCTGTCTGTATTTTAATAGAATTAAAAAGATCTTTTATTAAAGAGTTTCTGGCTATTTTACTTATATAATCAATCAAATCAACCCTCTCCCTTCAATCAAATTAACATTATTTAAAATAACAATTTTATCTCTTGGAACTTCTATATTTCCAGTTGTTTCTCCATTTACACTTAAAGAAGTATAGTCAAGTACTCCATCAACGGATAATATTATAGCTCCAATCTTACCTATACTGACTATTGTAGTTTTTGAATTGGAAGTATACTGAATAGTATTATTTATTATTCCTTTTTTTATATCTGCTATTACATCTTGTTTTATTGTTTCTATATCATAGCCAGATGCTATTTTGATTGTTGCTACTATATCAAGAACATATTTTGTATAACTTACTACAGTAACATCTGCTCCAATTGGTCTGCCATCTGCTTGTTCTATTCTGTTTTTAACAGCTTCAACAAGTTCTTGATTTGCTACATTATAATCATAATCACTTATAATTACCTTTACAGTTCCTCCACCATTCCATACAGGAATAACATCAACTTTCCCTACTCCCTCAACTTCTTTAGCCCATTGCTTATAGTCATTTTCGTTTCCACTATGTGCTGGTCTCATTATTTTTTCTTCTGCTCTAGCTATTAAAGATTCATTACTTTCAATATCAAATCCACCTGTTATTGCTTCTTCATTTGTAACTGTATATATATTGGTATCTGCTATTTCAAAAGCTACTATATCGCCTATTCCACAGTTTCCAGTAACACCTCCAACTAAAGCTTGTATTCTGGCTTTAGCTTTATCATCACTTCCTATCAATGCTACAGATAAAGTTTCATATTTTATTCCTGTTCTACTTAATACTATTGTTCCTTTTGGTATTGTAGTCCCTGTTTTTCCTGTTATAGTTATTTCTCCAGAAGCTTTAACTTCGCTTCTTCTTTTAACTCCAAATATTAAAGCATGTTTATCAACATATTCATTTTCTGTAGCTGTATCTATAAATGTTTGCTTACTCCACCATTCTAAATAATCATATAAGTCTTTTATTTCCAATGACGTTGCTGCTGCTATATCATAATCATATGTTCCCTCAATTTTAGATAAGGGATTTTGCATATTTCCAAGTATATTATTCCTTATTCCGATTAAAGTTTTAAAGTCCAATTATATCTACCCCCATATTTTCTATAGTTCCATATACTGTATCTACAGAAAAATAAATATATGGATGCTGCATACCCTCAGGAGTTTCAATTGTAAAGCTATGTAGCTTTGTTATATATGGATTTACTCCTAAACATTCTCTTATTTCATTTTCAAGAATGGCATCTTTAATAGTTTTATCATATATAGTTCCTAGCTGTTCTTTTAGCTCATTTCCGTAGTTTTCAGTATAAGCCTTGTATTTATATCTCTCTGTTTCCAAAACTTTCCATATCCATACCTTAAGAGCTTCTGTTCCTTCTAAAATTACTATTTCATCATTTTTTATAATAGGTTCTCCAGTTTCAAAGTCAATAGCCATTTCTTTAAATAAAGGCAATTCACTTTCTTGTGTTTCTGTTTCATTTAAAAATATTTCAAATCCTGCCACATTATACCCCCTCTATTGCTCCTGATGGCATTTTAGTTATTTTACTAACCACTACCCAATAAACACCTACTATATTTACTAAAACCTCATCACCAGCCTTTAACGTGTCCTCAAACCATATATCACCATGTGTCTTATATGTTCCATTTCCTTTTAAACTTCCTGCTGTTCCCTCTTCTCCTTTTATACTTGGTATAGCATGTATATGTGGACCTTCACCAGCAGGTGATGTATTTGTAGTGTTGTTAACTTCCATCTTACTTAAACTTAATTCTATATCGTCTACTGTTCCATCTATTGTATAATCTCTATGGTAATGTGGTAATAAGTAATTACTGCAATATATTTGTTTAGATGGTATAATCTGCTCTGAAAACTTTAAAGTCAATTCTGGTGGTGCTGTTTCTACTTTTGCAATTACTTGAGTTGGCATAGTTATATTCTGTTCTTTCATTATTAATATTAAATCATTAGCCCAATCAGACATACTCTCTCCTTTTATTCCCATGGCATTTTCTCAACATCATTTTTTTCCTTTCTCTTTTTCTTTTTCTTCTCTTTTTGTTCAAGCTCAACTTTATCCATCACATTATCAAATACAAGTTCTAAATTTGTGTAATAATCTCCATCTTGAAAAATATGAGTATCATTTTTAATTAAAAAGCTTCCTATTAAGCCAGTATTATGTTCTTTTATTGCGACAGAATATCCTGCTATTAAATCAGGATTACCATTTGTAACGACATTAGCATAACTCTGTTTACCTTTTAACATATCCCTAGCATTAAATATATTGTTCATATCCTTGGTGTATTCAACAACATCTTGAAATAGCCCATATTTCTTTTTATCTTCCTCATTGGCTACCTTATCCATTATTTGTTGTTTCTCTTTTTCTGTTTTATAAACTATAATTTGATTTACCATATCTTCTATAGATTCACTATATCTAGTACTTCTTAAATCATTATAAGAATCGAGTTCTAAATCTTCTAATAATACCCCTTGATCTGCTATTTCTATTTTCCCATTATCACAAAATATCGAATATATAGCTTTGTCTTTATTATGTTGTATTGTATAAGCAGCCAAAATTATTTGATATGCCGATTTATCTATAGCTGGAAAAGTGCATTTAACTTTATCTTTTGGAAGTCTTCCAACTTCAAGTCCTAATTCTCCACATATTTCTTTTACTATTTCTGAGGGAACTCTATTGAAATAATTTTTTACAAAGAAATTTTTATTCAAATAAATCGAATTATCATAAGCAATAAAATTTGTATTTTTTCTATCTGTATTTTTTTCTACTGTAAATACTTTCCCTTTAAACAAAGTTTCAGTATTATCTAATTTAAATTCAATATTATCTCCAACATTTACATTTATATTTTCAGTTGTTTGAAAATCAACATTTAATTTTCTTGAACTTCCATATATTCCACCACTCCATTCAACTTTAGTAAATTTTTTTTTATGTATATTTCCATTTATTTTTATTTCAACCATATTAACCTCTTTTGTATAAACCAGTTATATTATCAGTAATTTTCCCTTGATCCCTAATTTCAATCAGTGAAATACTTATATTTATATCTCCTGTTCTTTCTACTACACTATATTGTAATCTTTCTATTTTGCACTTATATGTTATTAATAATTCAGGAACTATAAAGGTTAAATCTTTCTTTTCTTTTTTCCATTTTTTTAACAGTTCTACTGCTGCTGTTGGTGGCAACGGATTTTTTAATGAGAAAAAACGTGATATTATTGATGGAAGAAAGGTACTAAAACTTATTCTGTCAGCTCTTCTTTCACCAAAATTAACCTTTTCTCCAAAATCTATTATATTTACAGATACTGTATTTTGTTCTGTTGTTATTTCTAAATCAAGTGGTGGTATCACAAATACAAAAGGTATTTTACCATTTAATAATATAAAGTTTGGTTTCATATATTTTCTCCTATTGTTGTGTTAATTTAGCTTCTTCAATTTTTTTTACCATCTCTTCACCTATTTCTTTCACAAGTTCATCCCTATTTATATTTTTATCTCCAATTTGAACTGATACCCCTGTTATATTTATATTGGAAGTGCCTTGATTAAAAACATTTGGTTTTTGTACGGTGTTATCCACTCGAACAAATCCATTCGGTGTTAAATATCCACCAAATTCTGAAATAGCATTTTGTTTTCTTTGAAATAACCCTTCTCTTATTTGTTTTGGGCTTAAACCTAAATTAATTTCTCTTTCTCTCGATCTTTCATCTCTCCACTTTATCATTTCTGGTGAATTAATATAAGGTTCTAAAGCACTACCTAATTTATTACCAAGATACACACCTGTACCCCACCCAAGTGCACCAGCTGTTATATATGGGTGAGCTGCTGCAAATATAGCACCTTTTAAAGCTGCGTAAGTTCCTAATACAATTTTACCTTTTCGATTTATTTCATCTAAGAAAGAGTTTATATTTTCGGTAGATAATTTATTTTGTGTTATATCATTCAATATTTTATTAAATTCTGTTAATTTTTCTGTTATAATTGGGTCAATACCTTTTCCAAGTTGAATTTGAAAACCTTCGATAGCACTTTTTGTTTCTTCTATTTTTTGCCTAGAAGTTGATGACATAGTATTATAAAATTTATCTAAAGCTCCAGTAGCATTATATACAGCATTTTCAGCTTTTTTTGTGCTTTCAGTTGAATTGTTCATAATAGAACTCCATATTTTTAAACCTTCTGTTCCTGCTACGGTAACTATCCAGTTATTTCTTTGGACTTCTGTCATTTTTTCAAGTGCTGGGCGACTTTCATCAATTATTTTTCTCAAACCTTTAAAATTTCCGTTTTGATCTTTCAGTTCAACATTAGCATATTTTAAAGCTTTTTTCATTTCTGTAGTCGGTTTTGCCAAACGTGCATACATAGCATTTAGTCCAGTACCAGCTTTCTCTCCTTTTATTCCATTATCTGCAAGTATTCCTAATGATATTGCTACTTCTTCAAAACTTTCACCTAAAGCTCTTGAGGAAGCTCCAACATATTGAAAAGCATTACCCATCATTCCGACTGTTGTATTTGTATTATTAGCTACATTGGCTAATACATCTGTATACATACCAACATCTTTTACACTTAAACCGAAAGCACTTAATGAATCTGTTACTATATCTGAGGTTTTAGCCAAATCTTCTCCAGTTGCAACAGATAATTTTAATAATGTAGGAGTAACAGATAAAATTTCATTAGTTTTATACCCAGCCATAGCTTGATACATTTGAGCTTCTGCAACTTGCTTTTGAGTAAATCTAGTTGTATTTCCAAGTTGCTCAACTTGTTTATTCATTAATGCCTGTTCTTTAGCACTAGCTCCAGTTATAGCTGCATTTTTTGTTAATTGTTCATTCAAATCAACATATTTTAAATAAGATTTTCCAGCAAAAGCAGCAGCAGCAGCTCCAGCAATTTGCCCATATCTTTCAACGGTCTTAAAATTATTTTTTATACTATCCGATGTAATTCCTAATTGATTACCTATGCCTTTTAAAGAACCACCAATTACTTTTCCACCATCAGCCACTTGGCTACTAAAGTTCTTAAAACTTTTAGAAGCTGAATTTATTTTAGATGAAAAATTGTCTTTTAATTCTAAAGCTGCACTTAATATATAATTACTCACTGTACCCTCCTTTATTATTTTTCAATAAAAAAATCCCCAGATAATTGAATATCTGAGGATTGGAATTAATATTATTTTTTTAATAGTACCAGAAATCATCTTCTTTTTCTACTGGTGGTTTTTTAATAGGTTTATCTAAATTGAAATCTTGCCAGTAAGCTTCTTTATACATCTTGGTAAATCCTGCGCCTGAAACACTAAACGGAATTCCCTTAAAATTAAATTTAACAATAGAACTATCTCTTAATGACAATATTATTTTTCTGGCTTCTTGTCCATAAAAAAACATATACTTCCCATTAACAATTTCGCCAGAAACAGTCATTGTCCCATGTACTGATTTCATTTTTATCACTGCTTTTTTTTCTGAAAAATAATCATTAAAGAAAATAAAACCAGCAACCTTTGCTCCTTCGTTGTTTTTACCTACCATCATTGTTCCATAGCCTTCTTTTATAACTTCCCCTAGAGCATAATCTTTTGTAGGATCACCAAATTCATCTGATTGCTGAACTTTTTCCCAAGAAAAACTTAAACTAAAAATTAATAAACTAAGCAATAATATTAATAATTTTTTCATAAAATACCTCTCTTTTTAATGTAGTCATTATAATTTTACTTCACAATTTTAAAAAGTCAAGTCGTTTTATTAATTGTATTCCACCAGTAATTCTACTAGGGGAATGATTTTATTCTTTAGTTGTAAGTTTTTGTTGACCTAAAATTTTTACTGTATTTTCTAAAACTCTATCTTTATCTAAACCTAATTCATTAATTTTATCTAAGTTTTCTTTTTCTATTTCCAGTTCTACGATTACTGGTAATTTCTCTTTTGCAGGGTCATAATCACTAGGAGTTTTAAAATCCCAGAAATTACTTGTTACCTGTTTTGTTTTTGTTTCTAGTTCTATTTCTGCTTTAGAATATATTTCATTTAATTTCTCAAATAGATATGCTATCTGGTTTTCTAAATATTCAGCTTGGTCTAATCTGGTTCTTACTCTATTAATTAACCAATCAGGCTTTTTATCAACTTCTATAGGTTTAAAGTTATTTACTCTCTTTCCAAAGAAAGCATCTGATAAAACATCTTTAGCTTTTAATTGATAGATCATTAATTTTTCTTTTAATTCTCTATCAAATCTAGCTGGATTTATTTTTGCCAGCCAAATAGGAAGATAATCAAGTTCTATCATTAAAGTTTCTTGTATACCTCCTTTAGTAAAAAGGGGAGTGAATTTTAACCCTCCTTTCAAAAGCTCATCATTTTGAACTTTTGCTCTTTGATTCCTTCTTTGTGTTTCATCCATGCCAAGATTATCACACACATTTTTTACACTGATATAAACTTTAGAATCAATAATAGTGCTAATAATTTTGTTTCCTTGAAAATCCACTTCTTTGATGATTAAATCTTTCATATAAATACCTCCATTTTTTTATTTAAAAACAGAGTAATATATGATATAATATACTTGCTTGGAGTATGTGATTATATCATATGCTTACCCCATTTCAGACATTTATTTGAGGTGGGGTATTTTTTATTTACTTTCTTCTTTTTTTAAATCTTTTTCAATAAGTTCTAAGATATAACTTTTTAATGTTTTACCTTCTTTTGCTAATTTTATTTTTATTTCTCTGTATAAATTTTCATCTACCTTAAAATTTATTGTTTTTTCCATTCCATCACCTCACTCCAATATTACAACATTGCAACAAATAAAGTCAAGCTTTTTTTTATTTTTTTTGGAGAAAGGGAAGTTGTGTTTTTTAAATCTTCTATTTAAAGATATTATTCAATTTGTCAATCATACCAGTTTGATTTTATGCCTCCAAAAAGTTATAATAATAATGCAGGGCTCTTTTGGAGGTTAATTGAAGGTAAAAGTTACTGGATCATTATCATTAGAAAAGAAACTTAAAGAACTAAAAAATATGAAAACCAAAGAGAAAGTTTCTTTTGATGAACTTTTTAATGAAAAATTTATGATAAAATATACAAATTTTAATTCTATTAATGAGTTAATGGTTAAATGTAATATATCTACTGAAGATGATTTAACTACTAACTTTGATTTACTTGAAAAAGAAATAAAGCATAATACTAAATTCTCTTCATGGGAAGATATGAAGCACACTGCTGCTCAAGAGCACATAAAGAAAAAATTAGATAAAATATTTAAATAATTATATAGAGCCCTGTCCTAACATACTCCAATCAATTACTATATTCAAAGCTAATTTTTCTATAATTTTTTTAATCTCTCTCTGATATTTTCTTATTTTTCTTCTATCTCTTTCTTTTTTCATATTTCACCTCCTATTAAGTACATTAAAATAATAAAGTTACCTTTATTTCCAATCCTCAGATATTCAATTGCCAAGGTTCATTTTTTATTATATTATCATGCCATACATTATCAGAAGATCACTAATTTTAAGTTCTCTAAGTTCTTTTAATGTATGGCCTTTATTAAGGTAATGAGCGATTGTGAAAGCTCTCCAATCGCCCTTTATGAGTTTTTTATATCATTCTCAACTATTTCTATTGCACCTTCACCATAAAAACCAGATTTATTAAGGAGAGCCTTTGCTATTTCTCTTACTTCTCCAATTGTAAATATTTTACCTACTATTTCAACTGGTTCAAATGCTATTCCATTTAATTTACTATCTTTTAAATTAGGGCTTATACAATTGTCATAAATTAAAAGTTCATCACTTTGTTTCTCTTCCACTGCTGATATAAGTTCTTTAAAACTTAATGGTTTTAATTCAATCACCTTATCCAGCCTTTTAATTTTAACTTTTATAGTTTTATCTTTAGTATTTTCTTTTGCTATTCCTAAAATATCTTCTATTGTTAATAGTTCATTCATTATTTAACCTCACTTTCGTATTCGACATCTTCAGGAGTAAATCCGAAAGGCATTTCTTCAGAAATAGCTTCTCCTTTAGTTGCGTTTATTATATTTAAAGTATTAAACCATACATTATCTATAGATACTCTTTCTTCTTGTCCTCCTACTGCATCAGGGTCAAGTATAGAGAATACTATTTTGCTTCTTGTATCATTTCCTTTTTTCCAATTTTTTAAAATTTTATTCGCTCTTGAATAAACTTTATTAAGGGTTAATGTTCCTTCTCCAGTAAAGCTTGTTATTTTACTATCTACAGACATACCAATTTGTACATCTGCCCTATTAGCTGTAATAGAAGCCGTTACTGCTGAAAACTCAGCTATGAGTTCATTATCAACCCATAATTTTCCATACCCTCCTGTAAGTGTTTTATTTCCTATTAGATTTTCGCCTGCCATCTAAACCTCCTACATTGTTATTACCAGATGCAAATCAATCATTGTATTGGCAAATCTCACATCTCCAGCTAAAAATACTTGATGTCCACTTGGATATCTTAATATTTCTAATTCTGTCAACTCATCTGGATCTTTACCATCTGCAACTACAACTTGTTTTTGTTTCTCTAGGTCTATTTCTATTCTATTGTCATAATCAGCACTTAATACATTAGGCTGTAGATCTTTAAAGTATATTTTATTTACATTAGAACAGAAATTCATCTTATTATCATAATTATTTAGATAAATTCCCATCCAATAGTTTTTAAATGTATCTCTAATATCATCAACAACAATACACATACCCTCAACAACTTTTATGAATCTAGTATCAGATTTCCATGTGCTATCAAAAGTAGTTTTACTGTTTACAGCCATGTTTATTCTTACTTTTCCATCATCATTATATAGGCTTAACTTTCCTAATGCTGCCTCAACATCTTGAACTTCTTTTAAATCAGTTAAAGTTAAATTATCACCTGATCTATTTAATGGAAGTCCAGCAAAAACACCAGCGATTCCCATTGTATACTCTTGTGCTGTAAAATCTCCTAAAGTTGATTTATAAGTTCCTTTATTAGCTAATTCAACTATAGACACATGGTCTGTATTATTAGCATAAGAACTGACATATTTAACCGTTTTTTTAATTGCTTCAGTTCCAAATACTTGCTTTACCCATGTTACAATAGCAGTATCTTCTTCATTTGTTGCAGTTGGTGCTGCTAACCAATTCATTTTTCTACTATCCAATTCTTTAAGTATTGCTGATATTTGTTCCTCTGCTCCTTGTACTCTCACTACAATCTTTTTAGGACTATATGTTTGCATAGCTAATTTTATTAATTTTATGCTTTTTTCTTCCCATTTGCTTTCATCTAAATCAGCTATAGTGTTTATGGTTACATATTTTTCAGTTTGTGTTGTATCTTTAATAATTGCATATAATATCCCTAATGCACTTCTTTGGATAACTGTTGTTGCCAAAGTCTTAAAGATAACACTTATATCTGGTGTTGGATTTATTTGTCCTACTCCTGCCATTTATTCCCTCCTTTATGACTTGAATGATAAGTTCAAATCTTTAAATTTAACTTCTAATTCTTGCATAAGCTCATAATCATATGGTTTTCCATACTGATCAAATAAGCTAATACTAAATTCATAATGCCCTACTGTATCAACTATGTTCATATTAGTATCTGACATAGTTAATCTTCTATCTAATACATGCAATATCTTATTTCCTAATATTTCAAAATGATTATCTATATTTTCTAAAGCTTCCCAAGTTTCGGTATTATTTCCTTCTTTGCTTTTAGGAAAATACATAATATCATAGTTAAGAGTTTTTAACTCTCTATAATTACTATCCCATTCTTTAGAATAGGTTAATAAATCTATGAAATAACATGGTCTGTTTACTTTATTTATATTCTCATATTCAACATCTATTCCTAATTCTGCTACTTTCTTAACAATAGCTTTTCTTATATCAATAACTTTCATATTTACCTCATTAATTTACTCATCATTTTATCAAGGTCTTTATAGAAATTTAATTTTCTATTAAACATAGCCTTATGTAACATTCTTTTTCCTCTTACAAATCCAACTATCTTTCCACCTCGTTTTAATCTATGTCCATATTCAACATGATTTACATAATCAGTATTGTTATAGACAATTTGAGTAAATGCTTTTCTTTCTGCTTTTCCTGTTCTATGCCATGCAGCTCTCAATGTTCCTGTATCAACTGGTGTATATTGTTTAACATCTCTTATAACCGCATTAGCTTGCTTTGATAAAAACTGTCCTGTTTCTTTTGGAAATTCTCTTTTAAGAGTTTCTATTCTTTCAAGCCAGCTATCCATTCCCTTTATTTTCATTTTCAAGCACCTCACTCAAAAATATCTCTTTATGTGAACCTGGATATAGGAAAGGTTGAGAAGCTCTAAAAGTATAAGTAAAATTATCTCTATAAACTTTTAATTTATCATTCTGGACTATATCAACATCTGGGGCTATAAATAATTCAAACTCTTGGGTAGAACTGTTTATTTCGCTTATAACAGTTACACTTAATCTTTTTTTGCTTAGTCTGCAAGGAATAGAAGTATATAAAAGTTTTTCACTTTCTGTATTTCCCCCTTCTGCATCCTTGCCTTTTATAACTCTATATACATCTACAGTATCAGTATATAGTTTAGCAAGTGTAGCCGCTCTTTTACTCAATGTTTGTGCTAACATTTACAGTTCCAACCTTTCTAAATCTATTTAATTGTTCTCTCATACTTATAGCTACCTTATCTTCTTGAGTAGTTCCAGTCGTATATTCTATTTTTGTATCTCCTATAGATGTTGATTTTATTTCTCCAGCTTCTATTTCACTTGTATAACTTAAAGCCATAGCTTCAGCTAATGGTTCTATAAGTTTTTCTGGAAAATCTTCCCTATTCATATAATTCAAGCTTTTCCTAACTTGAATTTTTATTTCTAGCTTTGTTTTAGTTTCATCTAAATTAGGAAGAAACGTTTTTATTATTTCGTAAATTTTGTTTATTACATTTTCCATTATCTCCTCCTAAGGAGAAAGGGAGATTACTCCCCTTCCGTTACTGTTTTAACGCTCCTTTTTCTAGAAGTAGATCTTAAAGTTACAGGAGCTACTTCAGGGTCTAGTAATAGCTACAAGTCCAGATTTTTTATTATCTAAAATAAAACAATCATAGTAAAATCTACCTAAGAAAAGAGTTCCTGAATAATCTTCTGAATCAGTAACAACTCTATATTCTTGTAATTTTATTGGTGCTACTGTAGCTGATCTATGAGCGATTAAGCAATCATATTTACCTGCTGTTTCAGATGTTAAGTCATGCATCCAAGCTTTATTTGTCTTTATAATAGGGATACCATCAACTTCCCCAACTTGTCCTCTCATTAAAATAGTTCCTTGTGCTAACTCCGAAGCTTTTACGAAGTTAGGATCTAATTTTAATTGATTTAGAAATGCTGGTGTCACAAATGCAACCCTTCCAGCTGATGGAATAAAAGCATCATCTAATTTCTCTTGTGCTGCTAAAAAATTTTCATAAGCTTTTCCTGTTACTCCTGTAACTGCTGTTGATTTGCAAGAATCTAACATTTTTGAAAGTCTATATTCTTCTATTTCAGGTATAACCTTTTCTCTTAGTTGTCTAGCTAAAACCTCACCTGATTTAATTTTTGTTTCTTCCTCGTCCATTTTATCTAAAAGTATTTTAAAACCTCTATCCTTTGTCATTGTCATCTCTTGAATCACATTTTCAATTTGTTGAGCTGCTCCATAACCTGTTTTTCTATTATAATCTTTGTTATCTGCTGTTGTCACAGAAGTTATTTTTATTGTTTGTGCTCCTACAAAGTCATAATCTTGGTTTACACCTGCATATGTAACTGAACTAGGTGTAAATCTTTCATCTACTTTTTCAGCGAATTTTGCTGTATATGTTATTGCCATTTGTTACCTCCTAATAATTATTAAATGCCTTTTCAAATGCTTCTATTTCTTTATCTTTTCCCTCTGGGTTTTTAGACCCACCGTTTAAATCAGTTGGTGTTCCTGCTCCTTGTGATTTAAAATATTCTCCCATTGCTTCCTGTAGTTCTTTTACACTTTTTTCAATATCTTCTTCTGTTTCTCCTGATACTCTATTTATAAACTTATCAGGTAGTTTATATTTAGATAAAACAGATTGCTTTAAACTATTTATTTGAATAGACTTTAAAGCTCCTTCTTTTTCTTCTAATTGCTTTTGATATTTAGCAAGATCTAGTTTATATTTTTCTTCAGCTGTCATATTAGCTGTTTTTATTCTTTCCTCATAATCTTCAATGGATTCATTGTGCTTTCTTTCAAGCTCTTTGACTTTAGCCTCCCATTTTTTTTGCTCTCTTGATAATCTATCTGCAATTATTTTATCGATTTCTTCCTGTGTAAAAGTTTTTAAATCTTCTGACATATTACCTCCTAGTGTTTTAAGTCTATCTGTAAGACTGATTATTCCATTCTTTATAGTCTTTTATGTTGGACTATTTAATAACAGGTATAGTAGTACTTCTACAATTTGGGTGCATTGGTGGATAATTAACTCCTACAGCTGCATCTTTAAGTTTAAAAATTTTACCATTAAGTTCTCTGCATATAGCTGATGTTATATTATCTATCTCTGCTAAAAACTCATATTCTTCTATACCATCTTCTTCATATGCTATTTCTGTGGCTTTATTAAGAGCATAATTTAATTCTGTCCTTACAAGCCTTTGAGTTTCTTTATATCCACTACCCATACGTTCTCTTATTCTTTTATTTAACTCACCAGGATTTATTCCCTGAATAAGAGATTGAGTTATTTCTGATTTTATAACCTTACTTAATAAATCTCGGTTACTCCATATTCTTTCAGAAAAGTTTTCTCCACTCCATGGGTACTGTATTGCCCTCTCTATTTGATTAAGAGGTAAAATTGTATTATTTCCTTTTAGCCCAATATCTGCTTGTATTCCCCTAAAAGTTGTTTCGTATATATCCCTTACATAATTCGTCACCTCCTTTTGTTCTTCAAATTTCTGTTTATTTATAACTTGGTTAGTTTGTACAATTAAACTTTCAAGTCTGCTAACTCTACTTCTAGTAGCTAATGTTTCAAGCTCTAATTTTATTTCTTTATATTTTTCAGGATTTACATTTTTGTATTGCTTTAATTCTTTTAAATATCCTTCTATATCTTTTCTCCAAATTTTATATTCATTAGAGTTTAATTTTTTTTGTGCTTCTGTATAGCTCAATCCAGTTTCAGACATGTATTTTCCAATTAAATTATTTATATCTCCTAATATTTTATCCTGTGCCTTCATGATTTCAATTTTGAGTGCTTTCTCTGCCTGAATGGTAGTTTTATATACCCTCTTTTCTCTTTCCCTTTGTCTTTTCTCCCAGTAGTTTTTATTTTCCATTTAAATTATCAACTGGATTTTTATTTTGGCTATAGAAGTCATCATAACCTTCTGTTTCTTCTTCAGCCTTTTTCTTTTCAATTTCTTTTTTTGCATCTTCTACATTTGGGAAAAGAGAAATAATTGATTCTGTACTCATTATTCCTGAAAGATTTCTCATAACTTCAGATATCTCTTTGATATTCTTAGGTAGATTTCTAGTAAATATTTTCTGTATTTCTATTGGTTTTATATCAGCACCAACATAATCTATTATTAACTGTAATCTTTTGTTAAGCGAATCTTTAAAGTACATTTCCTTTTGACTTCCTAATTGCTCTAAAGGTAATAGTTTAAATTCAAGAGCTACACCAGAAGTATTCCCAGAAAACTTCTCATCTGTCATATCAGGAGTAAAGCTGAATTTATGTATGTCGTTGTTAATTCTATCTTTAACATTTTGTGAATATGTGTCATTAACTTGCTTTATTAACCATTTAGCATCTCCATTATCATTTATCAGCATAACTTTATCTTCTTTCATTTGCTTAATATCGTTCTCATCGGTTCCGCCCATATTTGTAAGTACTAAATAAGCGTCTGAAAAGTCGGTTAAATCATCAACTGAAGTTGAAACAGCTATATTATAAGCATCTATAAGAGTTATTACATTTTCAAAATCTCCTTTTTGATTTTTATTGTTTGAATATTCTATTATTGGAACTTTCTTAAATCCATGTGGTGTAGGTCCACTTATTGGTGTTTTTGCATTATCTAAATCCTTAGCTGTAAAGTCTGGATCAGTTGCTATATATTGATATGTAGTGACATTTAAGCTGTCATACACAGCCAAGGTTACTTGGTATTCTGTAGTTGTTATTTTATTTATTCCAAACCTTATAGCTCCTACTATATTTTTGTCTATTGTATTATCTTTTATAACAAATACATCTCTAGGATCTAGGGATTTATGTTTTAGGCTAATAGATTCATCTATATATAACAATTCATATCCTTTTCCAAATATGCTACAGTTTAAAGCTATTTCATAGTTAGTTTTTTGTTCTTCCTCTGTAGCTAAGTAGTCAACTATTTTCTCATAAGCTGATTGTTTGTCCTCGTCTGAGGAATAAGATATATTTTTACCTAGAAAATAAGCTGTTGCTATAGTAGAAATATACTCTGGATAGCCAGATGCTATTTTAGTATCGTTTTTATTTGATGTTCTATTTGGTTTTTTTAATATAGGCTGGTTATTGTCATAGTAGTCAAACAGCTTCTGTAATCTTGGAAGTTCATTTAATCTATAATCATTAAACCGTTTTATATATTCTGATAATCCTAAAACCATTTCTCCTCCTATCTAAAACCTAAAGTCTTTTTATTTATGCTGTTCAATTTGTTTTTAATCATTAATGGTTCTACTGCATATCTCCAAGCATCCATAAGGTGATTATAATTATCTATTGGTTTATTTAATGCTTTACCTGTTTTTTTGTCTTCATCCCAAATATAATTTTTTATTTCCATAATAAAATTTTTACATTTAGGATGAATATAGACTTTATATCCTTGCAAATACTGAACTCCAAAATTAATGCTATCTCCACCCTTAGCTGATGCTTGTATTCTTGGCAACCCATTTCTTTGCATCCAAGCGATTGATTTACTTTCTGCACAATCAGCTATAATTTGGTTTTTGTTATACCCTTTATATTTAATCATTGTAACTATATCTTCATTAAACATGCCTGTAGCATAATGTTCATCGAATACATATATCTCTTTGCTATTTTCATCTACCAAACAAACTATAAAAGCTGTTGGGTCATTGCTAAATCCAAAATCTAAACCTGTACAAGTTTTAAATCTATGTGATTTTATAAGTTCAGTTAAATCAAACTCTTTAACTTCCCACCTATAATAAACAGTTCCTTCACATATTCCCCAATCTCCATTTCCTTCTACAAAAAATCTTTTTGGATTTTCTTGTTCCATTATTCTAAAAACCTTTTTATCTGCTTCATCTAAAAATTCATTGGCTCTAAAATTTGTAGTAATTGCCAATATATCTTCTGTATGTTTATGTATTGCTAAACCCTTGCTTAAAAGATTTTCTTTGTCCTCTACTCCATCTTTAAAAAAACGTTCATTCATCCAGTGTGTTTCTGCCCAAGGGTTAAAAGTGCAAGTAATTTGCTTAAAAAGATGTTCTGGTACTGCTCCCCTAATAGATAAATCAATCTTATTAAAATCATCCTCATTTTCTATCTGGTAGGCTTCCTCAAACCAACACCAACAAAGATATCCTGTACTTACTGTTATAGAGGTTAGCTTTAAGGGATCATCTAATCCTCTAAAAATAATCTTTTGTCCTGTTGGTATGTATGTCATTTCCATTGGGGAAACGGTACATTTCCATAAGTGTCCCACTTTTAATCTTCTTATTGCTGTTTGTAATTGTGCAAAAGTACTCCCTCTTTGTGTATCAAAGACTTTTCTTACTACAAGCAGATTACTTTCTGGTAATTCCATAAGCCTATAAATAAAATTTAAGGCAGTGGTATAGCTTTTTTTACTTCCCCTTCCACCTTTTACTATTCTGTATCTGCCTTTATAGTTCCAAAATGTTCTGTATCTTTTTCCTATTACTTCAGGCAAATTAACATCTACATAATTAATCTTCAAGATCGCCACTTCCTTTAAACACTGGCGTGTCTATCTTATCTTTCTCACCTTCAACCTTCTTCCTTTCAATCTCCAGCCTTTGCTTTGCTATGTTTGTGTCTGGGTCTAGACCTGCAAACTTAGTTAACCATGCAAGAGAAGGACATTTCTCTATTAGTTGTATCTCTGCGCTCTCATAATCATCTTTCTTAGTTATCTTTATTTTTCTAACTAGGCTACCATCTACTTCTGATAAAGGTTTTAAACTTCCATCTTCATTAAAGTAATCAGTTATATCACTTAGTGCTACCTGAACATGACGATTTATGATCCTCTCTTGTGTTAATAAAAATTCTTGTCTTTGTTGCTCCTTTAACTTATACAAAAAGTTCTTTACACTAGCCTTTTCTAGCAACTTATAAACATGTGTCTTTCCATAGCTTGGACTATATCCAGCCTTTACTGCTGCCTGAAAAGCATTTAAAGATTGCATATAATAATAACAGAAATTCCTCTGTCTATCAGTCAATCCATCTTCTTCATCTACATATTCAAAATCTTTATCCTCATTAGATATTTTATTCTCTGCACTCTTTTTTAGTGTGTGCATACTTTTGTTTTGTGCGCATACCTTTTCTGCACTCTCTTTTTCTTCTGTATCCTTTTTCCACTTATATCTAGTTTTCCAAGACTTTACCGTATTGAGAGTTACATTATACTTGGTAGCTATATCTTTATATTTCATTCCTGCTTGATAATCTTTTTCAGCTAATTCATAATTATTCATTTCATTCTCTCAACACCTCCTTGCTTACCTCATCACTACCCTTATCATGTAAGAGTATTAATCAGGTGACTTCCTCATGGGCCACATACTTGTAGAGGTGTAAGGAAGTCTATATCCTATTATTTAATTAAGCTACTTCTAATAACTTTATGTCATAATTTACTATAGCTATATATTGAGTTCCTAATTCTTTACATTTTTGATATATTTCTTTATAGTAAACTTTTTTCTCCATGTTATCTTTTATAACCTTGCTGAATAAATCTTCTAATTGCTGTATTGATATAAGCTTTTTAAATTCAATTTTATCTCTTGAATTAGGTTCTACACCTACCAGCTTATTTACCAACTTACTATAAGTCATATAAAGCTTTCCTGAATTTTGACTTCCTTGTTCTGTTGCATATATTATCAAATCTTGTATAACATCTGTTTCTTTTCTTCTAACTAGCTTTCCTTTCTCTCTAGTTAATAGCCAGTCTGAATCTTTTTTATTAGATAGTATTTGCTCCATTTCCTCAAATCTGTTGATATATGCCACATTTAAATCAAATGCTTTTTCTACAGAAGAATTATAACCACCTATTAATTGGGCTATACCCTTTTTAGTTATTAAATAATTTCTATATACTTGTTTATTTTGTGGATGTGTATATTCACTTGGGATATAGAAGTCTGCTGAAAGTTTAGCACCCCCAAATCTTTCTACATAATCATCTATTTTAGCCAATAAATTTCTATGTTCTACACCTAATTCTTCAGCTACTCTATTACTCGTTGTCACTAAAATTCCGTTTTTATTCTCGATCTTAACTAAAATTTGTTCCATTTTCTCATCTCCTTTTTTTATTGAGATGTTGGATAGGCAGTGTATATCCTTACCTATCCATCTTTTATGCAGTTTTTGTTAAAAGTTTGAACTGCTAACAGCGAAAGGTAGTTTGTGTTATCCTAGGCCACTCCTACCAGGTAGAATTATTTAAGTTTAAGGACTTCACATATAAAGCTCCTATACCCAGACAGGCGTACTTTACATCTTCACTTATAACCAGTAAAAGGGAATAACAGGATTCGAACCTGTATAATGCTCTCAAGCAATTGTTTTACCTACCTCGTAAGTTAAACTATATTCCCATATATCCCCTCGTGTGAGGGAAGGAGGACATTTATATGAAAAAAATTAGTATGGGGTAGACATCGACCGTGAGGTATACCCTCATTGAAACACATAACTTCAATACTGCTATCTTTAGCCTTTATTATTTCATGTACAGAGTTATGTGTTTTAATCAAGATAAAATAAAAAAGGTGGACTAAATAAGCCTTAGACTTTTCATCTAAAGATTATTTGATCCACCTTCCTGAGGTCGTAAACCAATTATATATTCTATTTTCTATATTATATAATATTATTAGGAATTTTGCAACAGTTATAAATCTTCTTTTTTCTGTATAAAAGATTCTGCAATTCTACCATTTTTATCCTTTGTTATAACTATCTTGCAACTTTTTAAGTTTAAATCCTGTATAGCTTCTATTGCTCTTTTTTCTTTTTTACCTAATTTAGTTTCTACCTTCTCCATACTCCACCCCTATGCTATTTTATTTATAAGTTTATTTATAAAATATATTTGCCCTTTTCCTGTAATCTTAGGAGTTTTCTTTATTTCTATTTCTCCATTGCTATGATTTATTGCAGTTTTCTTTATTTCAAATAAGCCAAGGTCCATAGCTCTTTGAGTTGGTAAATTGTAATCTGCTCCTTCTTTCTTTATTAGATATCCTTGTTCTCTTAACCAAGCAAACATTCTTTTTTCTCCTGTGTCATATCCATTCTGTTTTAATGTTTTTGCTAATTCTCTTATTAAAATAGAATCCTTAGATGCTGTTACTGCTTCAGCAAACATCACTTTTGGTTTATTCTCTTCAATTTTAATTTCTAATTGCTGTATTCTTTGATTTCTTTTTTCTATTGTTCTTTGTGCTATCATTAAGGCTTTTGCCATAATATCTTCATCGGTGTCATCTTGATTTTCTACTATATACCCACCGTTTTTTCTGATAGATGGAAGTATTTCATCGCATACTAAATCTTGAAATTTTCTAGCTACTTCATTATTGGCTTTCATGCAAAGTTTATAAAATACATTCTCTGGAATAAAATCATTTTCCACACTTGTGTGGTTGACCTTCAAGTCTTTCGACAACTTGTTGTCGAAACCTATTTCTTCAAGATATTTCTTAATTGTAGCCCATCTTATAGATTTATATTCTTTTCCATTTTTCATTTCCGTCTTTTCAAATCCCAACCCTCTTGCCACATCTTCTAAATTAAGATATGCAGTTCCTTTTTCATCAATATAACCTCTTACATTTTTGTTTGTCACCAAATTATTCATATTCTACCTCCAACTATCTCTATCACTTCATCTAAGCTTCTTACTACATAGTAATCCGCTCCATGTTCCTTCATTAATTTTTCCATTTCTTTTTGCTCTTTAGATTGTTTACCTACATTCGTTTTGACTTCTAATCCTATACACTTTCCATCTTTTAGTACTAGAATATCTGGAAATCCTTTTTTTGTTCCTTTTGCTAAAGATCTCCACCTTTTACCTACAGGGTCATATATTGCGGTATTGTTTATTCTCTGCATAAATATTTTCCCTTTATTTTCTAATAACTGTAAATAGTCTATTATACTTGATTGGATTTCACTTTCTTTCATTTTTACCCCTACTTCTTAATTATCTCTATTTTAACTACGTCTTTGAACATATACTTGAAGCTATCAACCATTATGTACAATGAAATTCCTAAGGCACACGCTATAAAAATCATTGCAAGAGTTTTTACTAATATCTCAACCGCTTTTTTTGGTCTCTTTTTCATTCTTCCACCTCTATAAAAACAACATCTTTCTTATCTTTCCTTAGTTGAGCTACGCATAATAGCTCTAAACAACCTATTCCTCTAAGGCAACAAATAGAACAAGTTCCATCACTTTCTACAGCTACTATATTTTTATCTTTATATTTAAATTTTTCTCCTATTTCTAAATCTATTCTAGGTAGGTTCATATCTCTCTCCTCATCTTTCTTTCTAATGCAGCTAGTGCTATAAAAGCACCAGCCACTATTATTAATGCTATTTCCATATCTGCCACCACTTTTTATTTTTCAATTCTTCCAGTTCGGATTTTAATTTACTAATTTCAAGTTTTAAGTCATTATTTTCAAATCTCAATCCAGTATTTTTATATAAAAGTTCACTATACTTTTTTGATGTTCTTAGCCAATTAGCAGCATATGTATTTTCAGTCTTTTCTATTATTTTTCTAATCTCCTTCAAAACCTCTTCCTTATTCCCTAAGTTCCTTGAAGGTACTCCCTCTATTCCTGTTTCCTTTTTTAGGAATGTGTAAAACTTTCTCAATTCATCTCTAGTCATTTTATCCTCCCTAATTTAAATATCCACAAATTCTTATTTTTTTATATTTTTCTGGAAAATCTATATTTATATTTTTAAATTTTCTCCTTACTTTTTTCTTTCCATACTTTTTATATTCTTTACCTTCCAATTTCTCAATTTGCTTCTGGCTTTGCCTGCAATAAGCTACATAGCCTTTTCCCATCTAGTCCTCCTATACTATAAATTTTCCCAAAAAGATTCTTTATTCTTACTTTTTTCTTTTCTTTTACTCTCCCAATCAAATTGAAATACTTTTGTCATTTCAACCATTCTATCTACTATTTTGTCACTCTCATTTAAATTTAAATGCTTTTTCAAATCAGGAAGCTTAAGATTAGTTGTAATCATTATAGGCAAGCTAACTCTATATCTCATATCTATCAAGTTAAAAACTTTCTCCAATCCCCAATCAGTTAACTTTTCACTTCCAACATCATCTATAAACAGCAAATCAGCAGTTTTTACAGCATTTAAAAGTTTTTCTTCTTCTGGAAAATTTTCTCTTATTGCCATAAGGTATCTAGATAGATTAAAACTTAAAACACTATAGCCTTTTTCCATAATTTTGTTAGAAATACAGTTAGCTACATATGTTTTTCCAGTTCCTGCTCCACCTGCCAACATTAAACCAATATTATATCGTTTAGCTATATGGAAGTTTTCTGCATAACTCTTAAATTTTTTATATATTTCTTCTTCTGCTTTACTTACTGTTTTAGCATTTTCAAAAGTATCACTTGAATTATTTCTATCTGTAATACTCATATTTTTATATTTTTTTATTCTTCTCTCTATTCTTTCTTTCTGTTGGCATTCACAAAATACCCCTTTATCAACACCATCTTCATTTCTGTAAAGAAGAACACCACCACATTTTTCACATCTTAATAGAACTTCCATATTACCACCAACCTTCTTCAACATTATTTTTTTTAATGTTTTTAGAATCATTACTCATATATCCATCAGCCATTATTCGATCTATCATACTTCTAACAGAGAAATGATTTATATTTGGTTTAGTGTCTAGTTCTCCCAATAAAAACTTAGATTCTTTTATTTTATTTATCAACTCCCTAATGTTTATATCTCTGTATTTACTTGGTAACATAATATTATCTATTAGCATTTTATTTATTCCTGTAGATTTAACAGCTATATCTTTAAGTTCTTTTAAATCATTTTTAAATTCGATGGATGATGAGACCATAGGTCGAACCTCTTTTTCTTCTTTTGGTTCATCTAACTTTTTTTCATCCTCTATCTTATTTAGTTTATCTAACTTAGTATCATCATCTTTTTCTACTGTAGTATTCTTCTGGTAATCTACTGTGTAATCTACTGTTATTGGAAATTCACTTTCTTGATTTCTAGAAGTTAAGTTTCTTGATTTCCCGAAATCAACTTTCTTGATTTCTAGAAATTCACTTTCTTGATTTCTAGGAAATTCAGCATCTTCATTTGTAACAGCATTTAATATCTCTTTAACTTTTTCATGGTTTCTCACATAATATGTTCTTCTTTCCATTCTATCTATATAAGAACAATAAGGTTTCCCTTGAAATTTATCTTCTGCTTCTTTAAATTCTTTTTTAGATTTATAAACTACTCCTATTTTAGAAAAAGCATTTCTGAATTCTGCTTTACTTATTCCTATTTCTTCTATCCAAGAATCACCTTCTTTATATGATCCGTTATCACAAGGCTCTAAAAACTTATAGAAATTTTTGTATTTATTTTTATCAAACCAATATTCTAACTGTCTCATTAAAATAGCTGGTGTTATTCCACCAAGTTTTTTACCTAATTCTGGATAGTATGGTATGGTATTCAATTTTAAAAAACTCATTTATTCCCTCCTTTTTGAAAGGGTTAATTTGCCAGTTAATCCTTTCTATTTTTATTTTGTATCTACCCACCACAAATGAAGATTAACTGGCTTCAAGGTGATGAGTAGATATAAAATAAAAATTATTGTTTTTTTATTTTAAATGGCTATTTTCTAATTCTATTTTTAAAAAACAGCCATTTTTTTAAAATAGATTCAACTCGTGTGAGCTGCCAGATACTAGGATCACCTCCTATTTTGTTCTCTTAGTACAAGTAAAATATCCAGCTACAAATCCAATTACTAAACCAACAAATATATATCCTGCTGCTGTCATTATTTACCCCCTTTTTATTTTTTATTTAAGCTTTACTATTTACTTGTAAAACTTATTTAGAAGCCTTTCACTATATTTTGTTCATTCAACTTCTTGAAAGGCTTTAAAATCAATTTTACAATTCCATTCTCTCTCCTAAAATGTTATAATAATAATGCAACTCATTCTTATAACTAGGAGGTGAATGTTCTATGGCAAATTACACAACTGGTGAAAAACCAGGTAAGGGAACTTACACTTGCATAAAATGTGGGCAAAAAGTTAATTTAGATGATTCAACTGATACTTTACCACCATGCCCAAAGTGTAATAATTCATCTTACACTAAGTAATTTTTAGCCCTGCAATTGCAGGGCTTTTATTTTACCCTTTAATTTCTTGCCAAGTATTTTCTTCAATTTTTTTAAATACTCTAACATTTGCGACTTCATGATTTTTTTGTTCCCATACTGACATCATTTCTGTCCCATCTTCTAATTTATAAAAAGAATAATGTTGTTTCATTACTACACCTCCTTTATTTCTTTGTTTTATTTATCTTAACTTTTGTTTATAAAGTTATAATATTTTTTTATATTTATATTGATTTTAATAATTTTAAATTTTCATTTTTCATATTCCTTTTTACACATTTTTAACTTAACTTAATAAAGTGAAATGAAATATTTTATTTTAACTTGCTTTTGTATTTTTTCTGTGCTATTCTACTCTTATCTTGTACTTTTATGTCTATTAACGTATACCTTTTATGTTATAATAGAACAAAAATACCAGAAATACTTATTGATGAGGTGATTCTATTTTATGTTTTTTTCTTATTTTCGTAAAATTGTAGTAACCGGTTTCATAAATCCTTTTATCACTTTTTTATTTAAACTAATCTCTTGATTTTTTTATCAAAAAAATTTATAATGTATATATCTATTTTTAGTTATAGATATAATTTCTAATTCAAGGAAGTGATCTGATGGAAGAAAACAAAATATCAAATGAAACCGAATTAAAGAATATATTTATTTTATTAGAAGAAGCATATTCTACTTTAAAAAAATAATTTATTTTTTTTCGATTATTATTTTATAACCTGCATTTTCCAATGTTCTACATATTGTATTAAAATGACTGCTTTCTCTATTAGCTTCAAGTATTAGTAAAAGCTGATTTAATCTTTGCTTTGTTATTTTAGCTTTTCTAGCAAATTCAGTTTTTGTATCATAATTATTTCTAATATCTTTATCTAAAATATCAAATAATTTTTTTGAGTTCATATTACCCTCCTTTTTAGTGTTCTTTATAGGATACAAAGAAAATAAAAAAAATTTATTCTTTATATGTTATATAGTATCATAAAAAGGATACGTTGTCAATAAAAAAATAACCACTCATTTTTTAGAGTGGTTTTTTCTATAACTTTTCTGTTTTTTCTTTCGCCTGTTCTAATATATCTTTTATTAATTCAAACTTACCATCTTTTAAACTTAAATATTCCAATCTTTCTATTATATTGAATATTATTATTTTTTGTTGTTCTTTATCCATAAGTTTTACTAATTCAAAAAGATCACCTAAAAAATTTTCTTTTTGTTCTTTTGGCATAATATAATCTTTTACATCATCTGGTAATAATTCATCACAATATGCCTTCATCAATCTTTTTTTATCTAGTGGGTATGTTTTTAATAATTTTTCAAATAAATTTCTTGATATAGGAGTAACTCCTTTTTCTACTTTATCAATGTAAGAAAAATTATTATCTATTTTTTCACCCAGCCCTCTTAAACTATCACCGTGCTTAATTCTTATTTCTTTTAAAATTTCTCCAAACTTCATTTAACTCCCCTTCTTTCTTGTATTATATTTATTATACATTTTTTTAAAAAAAAAGTAAAAAAAAACTTTACAACGTATCTTTTTTATGATACACTACTTATATACAGAAAGCAATATTTTTTTAAGTACTATGTATCCTAAAAAACAAACGAAATATCAAAGGAGGGAAAATATGTGGAAATGTAAAAAGTGTGGTGGAGAGGTAATAGCAATTGTTGAGTCTGATGATTCGTTTGAATTTTCTCTAGATAAATACGGTAATCCAAATGAATTTCTATCTTATACTACAGAAGATGTTGAGCAAATCGTAAAACAAAAGATAAATATAGTTGGAATGTATTGTGAAGATTGCGATATTGAAATTGAAGATTTGAAAGAAGAAGCAGTTTGGGAGGACTAGTATGTGGATAACATTTAAAAGTAAGCTAGATGACGAAAAAAATTATGACATAAAAATTAATTTAAATAAGATAGAACATATAATTTTATATGAAGAAAAAATAGAGCTTTATCCAGCAATGGAAGAAAATTTCTATGTAATAAGTAAAGATTCAAATGAAAACTTTGAAGAAATAAAGAAAAAATTAATGGAGTTATAGGAGGTTAGAAATGAAAGCTTTTAATAGTGGAAACAGAAAAAACAAGCTAATAGTAAGATTTTTAAAAGGTGTAGGAAGCGTATCATTGGCAAGCCCTCTTCTTGATAAAAACGGAGTAGCTAAAAAGAAAGGTAATGAATTATCGCTGAAACGTCACGGTTTTGGTTGTAGACCTTTAGTTTGGAAAATTGCTGATTTTATAGGTGATAGAAGTATTATTCTTAACAGTAATATGAAAAGAAAAATATATGGTATTACAAACGCTAAGGAATATTTAAAAGAAGTACAAAGTATGGACTTAGAAAGAAAAGTTGTTAGTCAATGGCTAAATGATATTGTAAATGGTAACAGTAATAGATATAAAGTTTATTGTTGGCTTTTGAGAAAAAATAAATAATAAAAATCCCCACTCAACCGAAGTTAAATGGGGTGAACGATATGCTATATATCGCCGAACAACTTTATTATAGCATATCGTTACTCCAAAATCAAATATAAATGGAGGAACAATATGAGAAAGATTAAAAGAAGAAAAAACAAGATTAGAACACATGTAGAAATTAAGAAAGAGAACATTGAAAAAGCAAATGATCTTGGACTAAATATTAAAACTATTCTTAGAAAACTTTTAAAAGCTGTAAGAGGTGATAAAAATGAATAGTGGAGATACAGAACTTAAAATACATTTGATAAAAGAAGGTTTAGAACAAAATAAAACGTTAAAAGAAATAGAGGAAGATATATTAAATAAAAATTTAGTTTTACATGATTTGGTAGATTTTATGAAAAAACCAAATATAATAGAAAATTTTAAACATTTTAGATTTAGGAGGGTTGAAAAATGACAAAATTAATTACATTAGAAAAAGAAGGAATGACATCATTGGAGATAGCAGAAATAACTGGAAAACAACATGTGCATATTATGAGAGATATTAGGGACGAGATAAACAAACTAGGTGAAAATATAGGACTATCCATTTTTGGATTGTCCTCTTACAAAAATTCTCAAAACAAAGAACAACCTATGTATAATTGTACTCCTGATGGAGTAATGCAATTAGCTGCCAGGTATGATGCAGTAGTAAGATATAAGTTGATACAAAAGGTAAAAGAGATTCAAAAAAGTTCACAAAAATTACCACAAACTTATTTAGAAGCTTTAAAAGAGCTAGTAAAGGTAGAGGAAGAAAAACAACAACTTGAGCATAGAGTAAACAGCTTAGTACACTCTAAAAAACTTTATACAACAACTGAAATAGCCAAAGAATTAGGTTTTAAAAGTGCTATATCTTTTAATAAAAAATTAGAAGAAGATAAAATACAGTATAAATGTAATAACACTTGGGTATTATGTTCTAAATATGCTGATAAAGATTATACAAGTATAAAACAAACAGAGTTAGATAATGGAACTGTGATATTTGATAGAAAATGGACAGGATTAGGAAGAGATTTCTTATTAGGTAAATATATAGAATGCAATGAATAGGAGGAGAGCATGAATAAGATAAAAGACTTTATTATGTTGATAATAGCAACAATAGCAATAGCTTATTCGATTGAGCTAATTTCTATTAGAAGAGAATTAATGTTAGCCTTATTAGAATGGCTTAGGAGGTAAACATGAAATTTATCTATGATATAGGAGCTGTTATCACAATATTTTTAGTTATATTAATGTTGGTTTGGGAGGCTGCAAGATGAAATTATTAGACTTTAAAAGAATTATTAAGAAATTAAAAAAACTTGGTTATCCAGTTGATGAAATGACGGCAGAAGATACATGGTTTATGCTAAGAGCTTTTAGTTAGGAGGTAGATATGAAAAGAGTAGGAAGCTATTATGATCCACCAGAAGATTATGAAATGGAAATAGATACAAGTGAGATTGAAGATTTAGAATGTGGCTGGTTTTTTAGGGAGGTTGAGAAAGAATGGAAGAACTATTAAATGCTATAAAATATCTACATTTTGCAAAAGAGCAAGGAACAATAACAAGTTACAATGTTTTCAATGAAGAAGAAATAGAATTTAAATTTAAAGTTAATGGATATGAAGAAGAGGACAGTTGTGGAATAGAAGAATATAAAACTATAGGTGGAAGAATAAAAGAAGCTATAGAACAATACTGGGAAGGTGCAGAAGAAGAAGAAAGATACAGAGAACAATGTGAAGCTGATTATATATCTGTATGTTGTGGGTGATTACATGAAAGATACTGTAAAAGAAATGTTATCTTTATCTGATCTTATAAAAGAATTGAAGAGTAGAGAATTTGACAAAAAATACCCTTTAACATATAAAGAAGGCTGGTTAAGATTTGAGGAAAGAGTAAAGCAACTAGAAATTGAAATAGAAGCTTTTAGAAAGGAGAATAAAAATGAAACTAATATTTCGTGATTTAAAACCTAATGAAATAGATGTAAAACCGCAAACAATAAAAGAAAATGGAATTTCATTATTGCTATATAAAAATGCAAGAGTTGATATGGATATACTTGATGAATCTGTTGGTTGTACAGGTTGGCAAAGAAAACATAGTCGAGACAATGCAAACTGTATAGTAAGTATTTATGATGAAGATAAAAAAATATGGATAGATAAAGAAGACACTGGAACAGAAAGCTTTGCTGAAAAAGAGAAAGGTCTAGCAAGTGACAGTTTTAAAAGAGCTTGTGTTAACTGGGGGATAGGAAGAGAACTATATACTTCTCCTTTTATATGGATAAGTGATAAAAATTATATTTATGATACTGGTAAAAAGGATAAATACAACAATCCTATTTATTCTACAAGAGAGAAATTTAAAGTTTTAGATATAGAAATTACAGATAAAACAATAACTAAACTTACAATTGGAGATAGTAAAAATAATGTAGTTTACACATTTAATAAAAATAATAAAGAACAATTTCCAAAATTTAAGTTTGAACGTGATGATGTTATAGAGAAAATTAAGAATAAAATTGGTGATAATATTGAGAAACTTGAAAAAGTATTAAATTCTTATAAAGTTAAAGGGTTGCAAGATTTAACTGATGAACAATTAGAAGATTGTAGAACTAAATTAAAAATAAAATAGGAGGATATTATGACAGAATTAGAATTAAAAGAAATTTTAGAAAAACATAATAAATGGTTGAATAATAAAGATGGAGGAGAAAAGGCTAATCTAAGTGGGGCTGATCTAAGTGGGGCTAATCTAAGTGGGGCTGATCTAAGTGGGGCTAATCTAAGTGGGGCTAATCTAAGATGGGCTGATCTAAGTGGGGCTGATCTAAGTGAGGCTAATCTAAGTGAGGCTAATCTAAGTGGGGCTGATCTAAGTGGGGCTAATCTAAGACGGGCTAATCTAAGTGGGGCTAATCTAAGATGGGCTGATCTAAGTGAGGCTAATCTAAGTGGGGCTGATATAAAAATTACACCACTTTACAACGAAGGTACTTGTTTTTATGCTTTGCAATGCCCTGAAGAAGGTAGCTTTATAGGTTTTAAAAAATGTAGGGAAGATAGAATAGTAAAACTATTAATAACAGATGATGCTTTAAGAAGTTCAGCTACTACAAGAAAATGTAGAGCTAACAAAGTCAAAGTTCTTGAAATATTATCTATAGATAAAAAAGAAAGTTTTGAAAGAGCTATAAGTAAACAAGATTCAGATTTTGAATATATAGTTGGGGAAACGATTGAAATAAATGATTTTGATAAAGATAGATGGAATGAATGTAGTTCTGGAATACATTTCTTTATAACTAGAAAGGAGGCAGAACAATATTAAAGTAAACAGGAGGGAACAATGAATTTAGAATTAAAAGAAGAAAATGGGAATATAAATTTATATGTTCCCTCTAATAAATCTTTAAAAGAAATATATGAGTTAATATCAAAACTCAAACAGAGCGAAATAAATATTATTAAAGTTGATAGACTATCCTTAGACCAGTCAAAATTGATTTGGTGCTTGTGTAGAGAATATGGCGATTTAATAGGATATGAGAGAGAAGAAATGAGAGAAGTTTTAGAAAATGAATTTTGCAGCATAAGAGAAATAGAATACTTTTCTATATCTCCTCATAAACCTAGTGCTTGTTCTGTAGAAATAGCCACAGAATTTATACAATTCATTATAGAACATTCTATAGAGCAAGGGTATAACTTAATAATACCAGAGGGAAAAGGAGAGAAAAGGACATATAAACATTCTAGGGATATATGTCCTGATATAAATAAATATGTAATAGCTTGTATAAGAGCCAAAAGGTGTGCAGTATGTGGAAGTTATTATGATGTTACAATCCATCATTATGACACTATTGGAGCTACAACTGGCACTTATGAAAAAGATGATGGCTTACAAGGTAGAATGATTAGCCTTTGTAGTGAATGCCATACAAGGGCACATAATATGACTAAAAAAGAATTTGAAAATAAATACCATATTTATGGTGTGTGGCTTACACCAACAATAGTAGCAGATATTAAAAAAATTTATCTAGGACATTTTAAGGCTTTCAGGATAGAGAATTATAAAAAGGGGTGTTAGTTGTGAAAGATTGCAATGGAAAAGAAATAAAAGTAGGAGATATTGTTATATGCGACACTAGAGATATATTGATTGATATACGTGTGGGAGAAGAATATGAGGTATTAAAAATATATCCTAGATATGAAACTGGCTGGGGTGAAATAGTACCAGAATTCTACAATGTAAAAAGGTTATCTGATGGTAAAGAAATGCATAGACGAGCTTGGTACTTTTATAAAAAGGAGGAATAATGCAAGTAGAAATTTTTAATGGAATAGTTGCAGATAAACCAGTTAATATTATTGTAGTTTTGGGAGGGATAACTAATGAATAAAGAATTGAAAGATTATACTACTAAAGAACTTACAGAAGAATTAATAAAAAGAGAAGGAATAATAACAACATATATTGATCCCCATAAACCTTTTGCTGTATATATTGATGGTAAAGTGATACAGCAAACAGGTCCAGCAATTTTAATAGTAAATAAAGATTAGGAGGAATTATGTGGTATCGTGCTGAAGATGTAGCAAAGCTTTGTGAGTGCTCTAAAAGCAAAGCTTACAATATAATAAATTCTCTAAATAAATTAAAAAGTAAGGAAGGAATACCAGTAATAGCTGGAAAAGTTAATAAAGATTTCTTCCATGAAAAAATGGGCATTAAAAAAAGTTGATTAAAAATATAAAAGAGGGTAAGATTAAAAAGATCGCCCTCTTTTTTAAGGAGGATTTTATGAAAAATGAGAACGGCAGTGGAAGTGTATATAAGTTAAAAGGTAAAAGGAGGAAACCATGGATAGTGAGAATTACAACTGGCTATAGTTTGGAAGGTAAGCAATTAAGAAAAACTATAGGAACATATAAGACTAAAAGAGAAGGGCAGGAAGCTTTATTATCTTATTTAAAAACCCCTGACCTTTTTTCAAATAAGACATTTGAAGAAGTTAAAAATATGTGGTGGGAGAGTTACAAAAAAAAGAATGAAAAAGAAACAACACTTATAACTTTAAAAAATAGAGTTAAAATATTGGAACCACTTTTTAAAAAAGAAATAGCTGCTATAAAACTTTTTGAATTGCAAGAAGTATTCGACAATATAAAATTTTCTTGGAATTTTAAAAATGGAGTAAAAAGTGCGTTAAATATGATATTTGATTTTGCTTTAAAAAATGACTTAATAAGTACAAATAAAGTAAAATTTATTGAATTAGGAAAAAAAGATAGTGTAGTAGAAAGAAAAATATTTACAAAAGAAGAAATAGAAATTTTGTGGGATAACACAGATAAAATTTTTTCTTGCTTTGTTCTAATTCTTATTTATACTGGTATGAGGATAGGTGAACTTTTAAATTTAAAAATATCTGATATAAATATAGAAAATAAAACTATACAAATAAGAGAAAGTAAAACAGAAAACGGAATAAGAACTATTCCTATAAATTCTAAAATTTTCCCATTAATAACTAAAAATATGAGTATTTACCAAGAATATTTTTTAGAAAGAGATAAAGAACCTTTAAATTATAAAATGTTTCTACATTCTTTTAAACTATTATTAAAAGAATTAAAAATACAAAGGCACACTATCCATGATACAAGACACACATTCGCAACTTTGTTAAATAATTCTAATGCAAACTCAACTTCTATTGTAAAATTAATAGGACACAGTAGCTTTTCCACAACAGAAAATACTTATACCCACAAAGATACAGAGGAACTAAGAAAAGCTATAGAGAGTATATAAATTTGTTAGCTATTTGTTGGCTAAAAGAAAAAAATAGAAGAAAAAATATGGAATATATAAAATATAAAAATATAAAAATATAAATTTCTCAAGAACTTAGAAAAATAGCTGATTTAATAAAATCATATAAAAGATATTTTAGATTCATCTATATATTAATAAAAATAAGATTTTAAGATATTATACAAACGTAAAAATATTAATTTGATAGCTACCTGTTAGCTATGTCAAAAAAGATGGGCGATCACCTTTTTATGTTAGTATAATTTTTTAAATAAAAATGATATAATATAAAAAAAAGTGGGTGATTATATGAAAAATAAAAAAGAAATTCCAGAAGAAATTAGGATTCAAATAGAAAAGGATTTTATAAAGTTTATGAATAGTCCTGAGAAAAAAAGATTGATAAAAAATTAAAACATATAAAACTTGATAGCCAACATGAAAAATTTTTAAAAGATTTATTTTTTGAATTAGACTTAACTATAATGGAAATTCAAAAATCAAATTTATAGCAGAATAATTAAAAAAGGTGAAATTAATCACCTTTTAAAATTTTTTCTCTTTCTTCTATTAAAGATTTAAATATCTCTAAATCTTCTAAAGAAGAATGATTTTTAATAAAGTTTTTACCAGCACTTTTCATGCTTAGGATTTTTTTCCTTTCTTTTGCACCTGGATTTGCTTCCAGATATCTTTTATTTGCCTCTACTTGTTGTTCATTAGAAGCATAACCTCTCCTCTTTCCCATTATGCAATCCATACATCTTCTATAATGTTATCTTCTACTTTAAATAAAAATTGTGTAGAATTAGGAGTGTTAATATAAGCTATGTAATCATAGCCATTATTATTGCTTTCATTTACAATTACTTCATTCACTCCTTCTTCTTCAAAATCTTCAAATGCACAAACTACTTCATTGTAATCAAATTCTGCTCCTATAAGGTTGTGTAAATTTCCTAAAACATCATATTTTGTCATATTAAAACCTCCATTTGTTTTTTCTAATAATTTATTTTAACATAATCTCAAGATTATGTCAATGTTTTTTTTAAAATCCTAAAGCTTCTTCCACTTTATATCTAAGTGGAGATTGTCCGTATGCTCTTTTTGCTAATAAATCTACATAAAATTTTTTAGTTTGGTTTTTAAAATATAGATTTACATATATTCTTTTTTCTCCATATTTTTCCCAATTGTTAGCAGTATAATTCACACCTGCTTCATCTAAAACAGATTTAACTATATTTAGAGGATTTTTCTTTTCTTCCCAAGCTTGTTTTAAGCCTATAGATAATCTAACTGAATAATTTCCTTCCAAAGTTTTTGCTATTTGGTGTCCTCTTTTCATTAAATCTCTTTTAGTCATTTTTTATTCCTCCTCTATATTTTATATTTATAATATATCATAATCTTAAGATTATGTCAACAACTTTTTTAAAATATTTTTAAAATAAAAAAAACAGGGATTTCTCCCTGCTCTTACATCTTAAATTTACTAATTTTCTGCGATAACTCATGGGCTTCTTCGATTAAATCTTCATAGAAGCATTTCCATAATTCAGCCATACTATGGTGTTTATGTTCTTCATGCTCATGGTGTTTTTCTGTGTCATAACTTCTTGTTTTACTCTCATGTTCTCTCATCATGTTTTGTATCTTCTCATCATCTTTTTGGAACATATCAAGTCTTGTTCTTGCTCTTGTTAAATACCAAGATGCCATATCCATATTTTCAGCTTCCTTTTCTTCTTTTGCATACTCATATGCCATTTCAGCATCATTATAGTCATCTTTAAGCATATCTATCATTCTTTCCAATCTTTCTTTCATTATTTAGTCACCTCTCCTTTTTTTATACTTGTTTCTACAGCCATTGTTTCTGTAGGTGTAGTTGGAGTATACACAGGAAATACAAAGCTCGTACAAGGCAAATTACAAGTTCCTACATAGTTTAAAGAAGGAACATCTGTTTTAAATCTTGTTGGATATATTCTCCTATTTCTTATCTGATCGCTATAAACTAAATTTCCACATTTATTAATTAGTGGGACTTGTGTTGTAGAACTTCCTATAGTTATTACTACTGGAATAGGTGTTGCAGAACTTGGAAGAGTAGTGGCTATTAATAAACATACATTTTCATTGTTGTTAAAAGATTGGCTAGGCTGTACATTTAATACAAGTTTTCCTCCTGTTATTGTTGCTGTTGTTACAGTTATTAAATGTCTGCATCTATTACATCTGCAACTAGCATTTAAATTGCAATTCATATTTTTTACCCCCTTTAATTAAAAAGGTGGGAATTATCCCACCCTTAAAGTCACGACAATTAGTCGGAATAATTCAACTAGATATTTCCACATCCATTAAATCCACCGCATCCATTACCAAATACTGGTGTTCCCCATGGGTTACAGCTTTGGTATGCTGGCACTGGTGTAGGTCTAATAGCATTTATAATGTTATTAGATTGTGCTTGTAGAGTTGCAGAAAGTGTTAAATCTTGGTTTCTGTCTCTAAGTTCCTGAATAGTATTAGCTGTCATCATATCCACGATTCTTTGTGTATTTGCATTTCCAGCAGCTATTAAATCTCTAGTGTTCATGTTAGCATTTGTGATTATATCACAGGTGTTCTTAGCATTTTCATATCTAACAGAATCTATATTTCTGTTAGTAGTGCAGCAGCAGCTATCTAGGTTTGAATTTAGATTAGCAAATCCTAAACCTATTAGTTCTCTTGTTTGCCCATTTTGTTGAGCCATTGCATAAGTAGAATCACAGATTCCGTTTGCTAGTCCATTTATTCCAGATTCTATAGCTCTATGTCCATTTTTAAGGTCCTGTAAAGCGAATTGATCTGCCATTAGTTCTCCACCTGCAAATCCTCCAGCTCCGAAGCCATTACGCCCCCAACCAAACATCATAGCAATGATTAGGAATACTATCCAACCTCCACCTGCTCCAAAACCGAAACCGTCTCCGCCAGCCATTCCAGTTGGCATCACAGGCATTACGCCTTCTGTGCTAAATCCTGCCATAGTTTATACCTCCTATTGTTTTTTTATTTGTAAAACACCCCCGTGTTATTACCTAGTAATTAAATTTTCTTCCTCCGCCTTGAACTGTTGGCGTTGCTCCTGATCCTACTGGACTACTTGGCTGTATGCTATTAGGGTCTATTCCCCTTTGCTGTAAAATGTTGTTTCTCTGCTCTGGCGTCATTTGCTGCACCTTTTGCATCATTTCCTGTTGCTGCTGCGGTGTCATTTGCTGCCATTGTTGCATCATCTGTGCTGCTTGTGGCCCTAATGCTTTTTGTAACATCATCATCATTGGATTCATAGCCTACCTCCTTAAATCCTTTGCTTTTTAATAGTTCATACATTTTCTTATCAATAATTTTCCAACTTCCATCTTCCGTTATAACTTCTCTAGTTATAAGAGATAAAATAGTGTTTTGGTTAGTTGTTACTACCTGGTCTAAATGTCCGCCCTTTCTCTCTTCGTTATACATAATAAATGCTGTTGCCGAAAATTCAGGTTGCTTATATACAGGTGTAAAAATCACTTGCTGTGGAATATCTTCTCCCCATTCTATACTTCCATACTTTCCATTCTCTGGAATTATAAAGGTATCCTTTCCACACTTACTACATTTAAAATGAAAGCCTATAGGAATTTTAGGTTTCCATTCATAACTATAACCATTTAAAATTGGATTCTGCTTGTTTTGTGGGTTCATATAGTCCACAGAATTAAAAATCATTTCGTTAATGTTATCATTTCCACAATGTGGACAAGCCATTTTTTCAATATTCATTTTTTCTCACCTCAAAGATTTATTTCTGCCATTTTTTCACCTTTGACTTTGATAACTATATTTTATCTTTTATAGCAAAATAAATCTAAAAATATACCTAGATAATACCTTATAATATATTTATTTGGTTGTAAAAAATCAACTTTTTATTGACAGAGTAATATAAATGTGTTACCATTAATTAGAAGCACAAACCCATTGGGTTACGTTTAATAAGGTTTTAAAAGCTCTGATGATATAAGCACTCACTTGTTGGGTGCTTGTTTCATATATATCAAGAGGTCAGAGCCTTGGTATATAGCAGACCTTATTAAATGGAGGTGCTGAATGGATTTTCTAAGAGAATTAGCCTTGCAGGTGCTTGCCGGTATACTAGCTAGTATCATCTGCAAATGGTTAGATAGGAAATAGCATCACACCTCGCCCAATGGGGCTTTTTTATTTTATAGGTATCAAAAAAGAGGGATTTAATCCCTCTTTTCTATTTTTCTATGCTTTTTGATATAGAGTTTAAAACTTCTACTGCCTGTTCTAATACTCCTTTTTTCCCATTTTTATATTCATCTAAATATCTTCTTAATGCTTCGTTTATTATATAAGTTTGTGTTAATCCAAAGCTTTCTGAAGTATCTTTTAATCTTTCTAATTCTTCGGCTATTTCTTTGGTAGTATTGAAGCTAATTTTTATATATTCTTTTTGTTTCATCAGCTCCCTCCTGGAGTTTATTTATTTTCTATTATTTTATCTAGCTTTGTTTCTATTCTATCCAGTTTTTTTGCTTGTTCTTCTGTTATTCTGTTAAACTCTATTCTTGTAACATAGTAATTACTTAAATTTTCTCTACTTTTTTCTAATTTATCTATCACTTCCCTATGATTTACTATCTTTAATTTTATTATTTCTATTTCTGTATTTACTATCTTTTGTTCCTTTCCTAATCCTATTATATAGGACCAAGTAAAACCTAGAGTTAAACTCAAAATAATAGATATCATATTTTCTTTTATTTTCTTCAAAGTCATTCGGTCTCCTTACTGGGAATGGCAGTATCCCAGATTGTTGTTATATTATAGTTTTATTCCTGCTTTTATTCCTCCAACTATATTATTGTTACCTTTTAAATCTGTTCTTCCTTCTAAGTATCCTTCTACATATCCCTTACTATTTATATCTTGCTCCATTTTCTTTGTAACTCTTAATACATCTTGTTGTGCTCCGTTAGTAACTGTTTCAAGAACTTTATTTACAACTGTTAGCTGTTTTTCTTTGCTGCTTTTAAATGTTTCTTGTAGCCCTTCTAGGACATCTTCAATTAAATTTATAATAAAAATTTCTGATATCAGCCAAGAAATATACCATGGAATATTCTTTTTTAATTCTCTTATAGCAAATTGTAATTTTTCTTTACCTTGTCCAGAGATAAAGTTCTCTTCTGCTTGTACTACAATATAATAAGCTGCTGTTCTAAGCGTTTCTTTTTTGTATTTATAAAGTAAAATAGTAATTATTATAATGGCTAAAATTGCAATAAAAACAAATATAGTTTCTCTGTTCATTTAACACTCTCCCTTATAAAGTTCAATTTCTCTTTCTCTTCTTGCTTTTAAAACTGTTAGTATTTTCCCACCACCTCTATTCCATCTTCTAAACTGTTCTTCTATTTCTCCTATAGGAGCAGAAACATTTATTTTTTTTAATAGAGTACTTGTTTCAAATGCTTTAGTTCCTACATTAAAAGCAAAACTAACAAGTGCATCATATTCATTTTGTGTTAGATTTACTTTTACACTTCTATTAACAGAATTTTCAAATCTTATAAGATCATTTTTTAAAAATTCTCTCGATTGTTCTTTAGTTATTTTCATTCTAGGCTTAACATCTTTTCCTGTATGTCCTACTCCTATTGTTAAAACTCCAGCAGGACATATATATGTTGTCAAAACTTCCCCTTCTTCCTTTATAATAAATTCAATCCCTTTTTCACTTATTTTCATTTATTATCTCCTTTAAAAATTATTTTTACAGCTGAATAATTTTGATTATAACAGCTCTATTTTTTCTTGTAGATTATTTATATCACCTTCTAAAACTGTAATTTTTTCTATTATTATTTTTATTTCATCTTCAGAAGAAAATTTACTTACTTCAAGTATTTTTTTTTCTTCTTCCAGCTTTTCATATTCAAGTATTTTATTTTTTCTTTCTTCTATTAATTCTTCTCTTGTAGCTCCTTCTTCCCAATAATTATTTTTCCAAATTGGTTTTATTATCATGTTTGGTATTTCTATTTTTTTAATTTTACCTTCTTCAAAAATTTCTCCTGCCATTAATTCTCTATAACCTCTTATATATTTTTCTTCTTCTGTTGCTATTCTTGCTGTATCCTTTTCTTTTACATATTCCATATAATAACTTGGTTCTCCGAGAAAAGCTATACAATCAGGATTATTTTTTTTATACATTTCTATTTCTTCTTCATTTTCAGTGTTTATAGTCATTCTTATAACAGCTATACCATTTTTTATAAGTTCTTCTTTTAATAACAAATTAATCGTCATTTTTCCTCCTTTTTATCTAATTCTTTTCCACTTGTTAACTAAAATAGCCAATGGTTCTATATTTAAAGCCACTCCATCTCCTAGCGGATATGTTACTGGACTTACTTGTATAGAACTTCCTTTTATGGCATAATTAGACCAACCGGCTGAACTAGCATTACTATTCATAGCTACGCAGCTCTTACCTTCTAAAGAACTACCTTG